GTCCCAAATGTGAACGCCATCGTCATGCTCGGCCAGCTTGACTGTTTCAGCATCCATTGTTGTGGTTGCTTCATTGTCACGTTGGTACATAATCGCTTCTAATGGCTCAGAACTAAATACCTCTGATCCAGAGATAGCAGCATTACCCACCGGCATTTTCAAGTCAGTGTTGATGCGCCATACTATATACAAATTACGAGTATCAAGGCCTTTAACAGTAGTACCGCTAATACCTACACTCTCACCGTGTGCAACAGCAAAGTGCATGATATAGCTGTAGTAGTCAAATAAACGTGACTCCATACGTTGTAAAGCAGCGTACTCAGTAGTGCTCATGTCCGCGATAGCTTTTGCTCCTTGTTTAGGAATACCTAATTTAAGGATCTGTATCACATCCTGTGGATCAAGGCCGTGAGCATAATCACTTTCCAAAATAGATGGGAAAGCAAACGACATCTCGGCTCCTTTTCCAGGAATACGTTCACCTGACGCAGAAAGATCGAAAATACTTAAACGTGCATCAACCAAACCTTTAACAGAAAGCGTCTGTCCAATAGGACTAAGCGCCGCCGATAAGGCATCCGTTGTAGCAGGTTCGACACGTAAGAAACGTTGATCTTTCAGCGCTGAATCACGTTGTAAAGCAGTAAACGCAGTGATTTCAGTAGCGAAGTTCCAGTTCTCATAAACGACAGAACGACCAGGATTGCCCATGTGATCACGAGACGTCTTTTTCGACAGATGACTCGTAATATCAGTCATCACACGAGCTTTAAACGGAGAAACCTCCGCTAATGCTTCCAAGAATTTTGGAATCACTATTTTGCTCATCTCGTGGTCAGAAAAATGAATACGAGGCTCAGGTTTAGTCGTACGCATGTCTTGATAAGCCAAGAATATTGACAGATTAGTTTTCAATTCGTCCAATCCAGCGGTATTCGACAAGTACGAGGTAGGCTCAAGAGCCTTAGGAGTCTGTGAATCCCAAGAACGTCCAAGGAGTGTAAGAACACTTTCCACGATGTCATCAGCATGATACTCACCTTTAGTTGACTCGTAAGCCATCTTCACAGCCATCGCCATCTGTTGAGATATCATCCCAGGTAGTATTGCGTTCTTTTCTTTCATCGCAGCAGCAATGATTTTAGTATCCGCTCCAGCCAAGTTGGTTAACATTTCACGTAGTTGTAACGCATGAATTGTGTCAGCAATATCTTTGAAACGAGGGAACAATTTTGTTCTCTTAATGCGGTAGATGTACGGCGCATCAGGCAATATCCACCCGAATGTGCTCATCAAACCACAAACATAGTCAGTCATTATGTATAAAAATATATCATGCTGAGGACTTGTTATTGTGCGAAGCTCTTCCATAATGTAAGTTGGAGGAACCGGTGCCACACGATTTGTCGCCAAAGATTTGTTAGCTGGCCCAAGCACCTTAGCGGTAAGTTTGGTCCACATTTGGATTGAAAAACCCGTGCGTTGCATATAATCGCGGAAATCTTGCGTTAATGCAGCAAAATCATAACCAGTTTCAGAAGCATATTGATACATTAAACGAGTGTAATGGCCAGGGTTAATTTGACCTTTACCGACCTCGAATAAGTACTCTGACTTCAATGAAGCCATGTGTGAACGAGTAAACAATGCTGGCGCAACAGTATCGTTAACTGGAAGCACGTCTTGATTAAAACGAGCTGCTTGAGTTAGGCCACGAACTGTTTTTGATAATTCTTTAATTTTTGCTGTGATCATAATAGATCCTTATTTCTGAGTTATAATTTAATTAGAGGTGTGATACGAGGGTCCATATCATCGGCATCGTCAATACCTTGAGGTGTGTCATTTCCGATCACTAAACGACGTGGCTCACGACCAACGAGATCCATGTCTGACACATCAACCGCGATCGTATGTGGAGTCCACTCCTCATCCTTCTCACTTGATCTTGACATTTCAACATCAAAACGACGTCCCTTGGAAGAACGGTACTGCATGTTTAGTACAGCACCACCTTCCATGTGAACTGCGCCTACAGCGGAAGCCGCGGCTCTGTTGTATACGTCAGCAACGTCCTCGAGTTTAACCATGGGGTTAATAACAATAGGACACACTATGTTGTAGTGCGCTAGTATATTGTTCATCGATGTAAGCAAGTTGTAAACAGTTGCAACAACACCACCTGATGACGCAGGTCCTTTGATCGCGTATAAAATCGAACGAATCGAGTCTACAGCAACACGAAGGTTTAACAAACCGAAGACGATGACCGCTGTTAACATATCGTCAAGATTAGAAACCGAAATTGTGTTGACGTTCGGGTCATAATCTACACTTTCAACAGGCTCTGACATTCTCACCATAATGTCGGGCTCCAAACCACTTACAAAGATGGTTTTTCCTGAACCTGTACCACCCACGACAAAAATCGCACCTGGTAACTGGTTTTCGAAAGGCCACGAAGAAACACGAATTGATTGATCAACCGAAGGCATGTGCCCAACGATTGGAACTATCTTTCTGTCATCATTGTCTACTTTCTTAAGTAGGTTCGTGTCACGGAAAAGTGTGGTTAAATCTAATTCTTTGCCTTCTTTAACGGCAACTAAAATAGTTTTAATTTTGTCCGATACCACGTTGAAGTCAAGCTTAGCTTGAAAATCTTCACCGACTTGAACAAGAATAGGATCATCGACTTTAAGATGACTTTCAATACGAGCTACATCTTCGTTTGTAATATTCTGCAATACTTGCGAGATTTTACTTAATAACATTTTGTCCTCCTGGGACGATAGAATCAAAGAACGGTTGAACGTCCTCTAAAGGAACCGCATTCATAAACAAATCGACTATTTCCTGAGAAACGTCGGTTTCGTCGTATTTATACGATAATTTATCCGGATCGGACATCACCTCATATTCGATAAGTGATAGACCTGAATCCATTTTGTCACGCATCATCTGCGTGTATTTAGCTAACTCCAGTTTATCTTTACGTAAACCCTCTAAACGATAGTCTGCGTACGATTCACCGAAGAATTTCCACCAGCCGTCTTCTATTAACTCAAGCATCTCTGAGTATATAGGACACTGACCGTATACTTGACCAATGGTATCCCAAGCTAGCATAGGGAAAGGTCGCTTAACACGTGTTCTGTCCTTGATCTGGGATTGAACCCCATATTCAGGAGAGAACTGATTGTTAAGAAACGACATTATGTTACCAATAGCAATAACATTTTTAAGTTGTTTGTTATCACCATATAGTAAGATGTCACCCAAGAACGCACCACCGTGCTCATAACCAACTTTGTTGTATGGAGAAACAGGTTTCTCATCAACTAGGTCAGTAAGCAACTGTTCTGCACGTGCAGCGCCTACGTTGTCACGCCAACCCAATAGAGCATCGTCCGATTTTGACATCTGACAAATATTGAGCTTACCTTTTAAGTATGAGTCAAACCAAGAATCGACTTCTAATTGACTCGCCTTCTTAAAGAAGTTGATCAATTCAGGCATCGTTTGCTCGATCTGTACTATAGCGTACGTGACAGACATATTGAATGTTCCCATTATGTCAGTCGCGGCGTTTCCTGAGGATAGCCCTACGTTTATGTTAGGCTCACGCCAGTCACCAATTAGTGTCTTACCTTCGCCCGGAGCGGGAGAGGAAACATAAACTGGAAGCTGTAACGAGGTTTCGAAAATCTTAACCCACCAGTCAGCAAAACCCATCGAACGGAGTTCATCCATCATCGTACCGATAATGTGACGAGGAAAGTTGATATCATGATCGGAAACGTCAGCTGCAATAGCTATTTTCCAATCTCGAATCTTCTCTTCCTTGTTCAAACGAGTTGTGTGGTGAAAAGAGTATTCATAAACAGAATACAGCCTTTTTCGCACAGCCTGCATAATTGGAGCTAAACTTGCGTTAATAGCCCAAGGACCACCCATTGCGGTACGACGTCGTTCACGAAAGAATCCTTTAATAGATCCTTGTAAATTGTGATCGACACGATCCTCTTCTGTAACATTCTTACGAGAAGCGAATTCCGAACCCTTTTTACCTCCAGACAAGGCATTTTCACGGTCGGCGACAAGCCTGTCTTTAGAGACAAACTGCCCATCCACGAAATCAACCTTATCTGTAGATTGAGAGCGGTACACAACATAGTAAGCACCACCGAACTGATACTGCTCGAAGGCTTCTTGATATTTACCAGCCATCATCAGTTTGCCAGCAGCTTCCGCCTCTTTAAGATGTCGCTTAGCTAAACCAATCTTCACAGCCATCGTTGTCGAAAAATAAGGAATACAGGTCGAAGACCCTTTCCTTATTTTAAGCGGCACTGCCGTCATGTCTGTAAACACTAAACGAACAAACGATCTGAACAATTTTTCATGCCAATCTTCGGTGTAGTGATCAGCCAGTTCGGCACGTTCACGTTTTAACGTGTTATCAGCCAAAGGCCATGTAGCTGGAACCATCGGCAGTCCGTTTATGTGACGAATACCGTAAAAGTTTCCACGTACACCGTTTCCAAAAACGCGTCCTAAAGCGTCAACTTGGGCGGGAAAACGTTTGGTTGCTTCACGCGATAGCCAATCTTTAAAACCAAGCAATCGTGTATCATGCGACATGAGTCCTGGAAGTACCTCAATAGGTCCTTCTCGGAAATCGCGATCTCCAGCGCTTTGAGCACGTGTTGAATCGTCGAATAGTATGTCACAAACAGGATCTCCACGTTCAAAGAAAGGAATCGTCATACAATTGACTCCCCAGGTTCGAACGGCTTGTCTGAGTCGTTGTCAGTTTTAGCCTTATTTACTAAGTCATAATTTTTATCAGCGGTTTGTCGCTCATATTTTTTATCAGATGAGAGTCGATCTAAGTTCAGCGTCTCTAGATTCGCTTCACGTTCGACCTTCTTATCGTGATCTTTAGTGGAATGAGCCAGGAGGCCTGACTTGGCAAGTTTGCCTTCCATTTCCATCCAGTCTACTCCGAATAAGGAAGTAGATGCTTGCATCCAATCGTGTGGATACTCAACCCCTGGTATAGAGGTAACGATAGACGGAATATCCTCAAGTAAAGTCTCGATGTGACGAGACAATAACGTCATATCAAGATGAGACAACGACACAAGTACAACAGACGAGTCCTGAGAGTACATCGCTTTAAAAACGTCAGAAAGCTTATCTGCTTGTACAAAAGTGACGCCTGAGCGAGCTATGACTTCGTGGACTTCACGAGCATCTTGTGGTATTTTTGGCACTAAATATAAATTCATTTACTTCTCCGGTGGGTAAAGTTGATCGTCATGTTTGAGTATCTCTGCAATATCATCGTTCCATTCAGGAACAGAATCGACGAATGACGCGGCAGCGTCTTCAGCATCGAATATGTTTGTGTCACCTTTTGCAAGATGACATTTATTGAATCCGTCGTAATTTATAATGTCTTAACCTCCTCCATCATATTAACATATGAAAATCTATTGATCTTCGCGAGGACTTCTTCAGCATGATCAGCCCAAAGAGCTACAGCCGTTACGAATATCGCACGTTGTTCCTCTTCAGTCAGATCTTCTTGAGCTAGGTATTGGATAGTTCTATTACGATCATCATCCCAGCCCGAGCTTAAAGAGCGCGCAGCAATCTTTTGTGCTAGATTAGAAGATTTTAGATCACTTAAATCTAAGTCGTGAACTTCACGTTCTAAGATATTAAGTAGTGAATTAACACATACTTCGGTGTCTCTAAAAACTGTACGTGTAAGTCTGATAGTTTCACCAACAGACGGAAACGTTACAAAGGCTTTACTTTGGTTTTTCGAACTCATTGAAAATTCTCCATTTTAGTAATTTTGCGCGTAGCTGTCTGAGACAGCTAAGCGTTATTCAAGTGTTATGTATAGTAATACGATTAATACTCGAAGTTTAAGATAGCCCAGAACTTCTCGACTGATAGGCCGAGATATTTATGACCGGAATGTTTATGACAATACCGTTCCGAGTGGAACTCTATATCATCATCAAAGGTATTTATACCTGCGTTCACCATACGGAAGTATTCTTCCTTAGTACAGTGGTGGCCTTCCAAGTCACATTCATAGCGCGTTTTTCTGTAAGTGATAACCTTGTTACCACAATCCAGAAGATATACGCTATTGTTAGCTAGCACTTCTGACTCCTCCTCTTTAACGAGAAAGAAACGAGTACCAAACTGTTCTGACAGTTTGATCAAATCACCAGACGGATCTGGTACATCAACGTAACAAATGTTACGAGGTCTTGAAACATGAAATTTCATGCTATCTCCTTATTAACTAAAGTTTCTGTGGAGGGTTCAAATCTCCGTTTTGACGAGTTTCAAGTTCGTCACACCGAGCGAATTGATACAATCTCAACGCGTCCCTAGTCATCCTAGGGCATATGCCTCGTGCGAAACGTAACGAGACCGGGAATAAGTAC